AAGCAAATGTACGGTAAGGGCTACATCATGGGTCAGATGAGCAAGCAAGGTGAAATGTCTGACGCCAATGAAAGCGCACTGTACCGTGAAGGACTTGAGTTTGGTGTCGGTACGAAGACGGGTGTTCTCACTGAGGACTTTCCTTCGGAAGCCGGTAACAAGCACATGGGCCAAGCATCTATGATTATGGCGTCATCTAATCAAGGAATTTAAATCTTATGGCAGATGATATCGACATGGACGAAGGCGAAGAAATGGTAGATGTACCTGAAGCACAAGAAGCTACAGGTATAACAGGAACTATCATGGCACGTTTTCGTGATGCTGAACAAGGGCGTCAGCTAGAGGAAGAACGGTGGCTACGTGCGTACAAAAACTATCGTGGTGTGTACGATTCTAGCACACAATATCGTAGTAACGAACGTAGTCAGGTTTTTCTTAAAATAACCAAAACTAAAGTTCTAGCTGCTTACGGTCAGATTGTCGATATCCTCTTTGCCAATACTAAATTTCCTATCTCAGTAGACTCAACGCCCATGCCTACAGGCATTGATGAGTTTGCTCATCTCAGTAAAGTTCCAGTAGAACAATCTTTTGAAGACGATATTGGATTTGAAGGGGATGGTAGAGAGCTTTTACCGGGAGCTACAAAAGCTACTTCTAAACCTCAACCTGCAGAACTAAGCGGTCTAGGTTCAAGATACGAAGGTGCTAATGTCGCTTCAGGTCCAGCGCGTATGGGTGAACCACAAATAGAACCAGCGTCAGAAGCTGCGCGTATTATGGAGAAGTGTATACAGGATCAACTTCTTGATACCAGTGCAGTTACAGTGTTGCGTCATGCTATCTTTGAATGTGCGCTTCTTGGCACTGGCGTCATTAAAGGTCCGTTCAATTACAATAAAACCATTCACAACTGGACTATGGGTGACATGGGTAAAACTTATGAACCCATTGACAAGTCAGTGCCTCGTATTGAGGCAGTAAGTTGTTGGGATTTCTATCCTGATCCTAGTGCGACTAACATGGATGATGCCGAATACGTCATACAGCGCCATCGTATGAATCGTGAACAACTACGTGATCTGATTAATCGTCCTCACTTCAATCGTCAAGCCATAGAGAATACTTTGGTTGGTGGGCCTAACTATCAAGAACGATACTTTGAAAACTCATTGTACGCCAATGAAAACGATCCAACATACGCAACAAATCGTTATGAGGTGTATGAGTATTGGGGAAGCCTAGACAAGTCTCTTGCTGAAGACTTCGGCATGGACATGGACGATATGGAAGACGATATGGATTCCGTACAAGTTAATATCTGGATATGTGGCAGTGAGGTATTACGGTTTGTTGCCAATCCATTTATTCCTGCGCGTATCCCCTATCACTCTTTTCCTTATGAACTAAACCCATATCAACTGTTTGGTGTTGGTGTGGCAGAAAACATGGAAGACAGTCAGATGCTGATGAACGGCCACATGCGTATGGCTATCGACAATCTGGCTCTTGCTGGACATCTCGTGTTTGACATTGACGAAACACAACTCGTTCCCGGTCAATCTTATGATGTGTATCCCGGCAAGGTCTTTCGGAGGCAATCAGGTGTAACAGGCACAGCGGTAAATGCAATTAAGTTTCCAAGCACTGCTGGTGAAAACATACAGATGTACGACAAAGCACGGCAACTCTCCGATGAACAGACAGGCATCCCTAGTATTGTTCACGGTCAGACAGGAGTAACCGGCACAGGTCGTACTGCTGCAGGTCTGAGCATGTTGATGTCTAGTGCAGGACTTAGTGTCAAAACTGTAATTAAAAACATTGATGACTTTCTACTAAAACCACTAGGTGAAGCGTTCTTTCAATGGAACATGCAGTTCAACGATGAAACACCTGAGAAGATTGGTGATCTTGAAATTAAACCAAAAGGAACTAGCGCAGTAATTCAAAAGGAAGTACGCACACAACGTCTTACAGCATTACTTCAAACTGTTGCTAATCCCATGTTGGCTCCTTTTATCAAGATACCTAATCTCATACGAGAACTAGCAATTAGTCAGGACATTGATCCAGATGCGCTGGTTAATGACATGAGTGAAGCTGCAATATTTGCA